AAAGGTGCTCATAGACTTAAAATTTCTTTGTCGCTTGCTAAGCTTGCCCGTGGAACTGTTACTGATGAAAACTTTACTCAATTAATGGACGTTAAGGATGGTGTTATTCGTGGTGTCATGGATACAACACCTTATGCAGAGTTAGAAAGAACATTTGCAAGAAGAACTTTTGATGAGTCTGGTGATTATACTGTAAAACCATTTGAGTTTGATGTATTTGAAAGTGTTACAATAAATGAAAATGTTGGAAGATTTGCTCTTGGCGCTACAACGGAAGACGGTAATACGGCGGCAACAGATTTACTCGCACTAAAAATTTCTACTGGTAAAGCTTACATAAAAGGTTTTGAAGTTACAATACCCGCACCTACAATTAAGGATGTTAAAAAAGCTAGAGACTTTAACACAATTAATGCTGGAATTACAACGGCTGGTTTAGGTAACTTTGTTAACGTGACAAACATTTATGGAAGTCCAGACGTTAGTGAGATTAGTGGTGAGTCCACTCAATTCAAACAGATTGATTTGTTCGATACTGCAACTGCAACGAGAGGTAGTGCAAGTGGAACTAAAATTGGTGTGGCACGTGCAAGAGGTTTAGAGTATAACACTGGAACAGTTGGCGCATCTTCAACTAATGTCGAGTCAGTATACAAACTATTCTTGTTTGATGTCAAGATGTTTACTGAACTCACTTTGAGTGGAACGCCAAGTCCAACTCTCATATCAGTTCACGCTAATGGCGGCACGCAAGTTAAAGGCGTAACATCTGGCGCTACAGGTTTTGTTTTCGCATCTGGTACAAGTGGAACCACCGTTCTTCTAACCTCTGTTGCAGGAACTTTTGAGAGTGGAGAGAAAATAACCACCTCTGACTCAGCAGAGACAGACGATGTTGTGGAGGATAGTAGTAATGTTGACTTGACAATATCAAAAGTGGAAGTGAGGTCTTTTGGTGATGTCAAACAGGCTTTTATGGAAGACGCAGACGCCGGTCAGGATTTTTCGGCAGATATTGTTACAGAGACAGATCAACAGTTAGAAGTTATCCTGTTGGAAGAAAGTGCTGATAGAAATGCTGGTGTCCTTTTAACGGAGGATGAGGATGACGTTGCTGTTGAGAGAAGGTTTAGTGCAAAACTTAAACAACCAGAAAAGAATCTTCTAGTTTATAAAGCTCCAAAAAAGGTAATCAAAACTCATTTAACCACAACAAATCAAGGGTTGTCTGATACTCAATATACCATTCGCAAACAATTTATTGGCACAACAGTTGGTAACGCTGTAACCTTCAACGCTGGTGCTGGTGAAACTTTTGCTGCACACGCAGAAAAAGATTACACCCTTTCAGTTCTTACTGCCGGAGGTGGTGCGTCACAGGGTGATATTGTTTCCGTAGCTTCAACTATTTCTGGGACAGGCTCAAATGCCATCACCATCACTGATGCGACCAATTTACAAACTGGAACAAAGGTAAAATTAATCGCAACAATTCTTAGGACGAGTGCAACACAGAAGAACAAGACCACTCAACTTATGAAAAAGTTAAAGGTTAATCCTGGCGATACGGACGCATTTGGAACTCGACCCACTGATAGAACGATATCTTTAGGACGGGCTGACGCATTTAAGTTAGTAGCCGTTCTGGACTCTGAAGAGTCTAGCACTGATGCTATTGTCCCTTCGCTGTCACTTGGAACTATCACTGGAACATTTACTAGGGGTGAGAGGATAATCGGTTCTTCAAGTAAAGCAGAAGCTAGAATTATTGATATATCAAGTCCTATGGAATATATCCTGACTAGCACAACCAACTTTACCACATCCGATACAATAACAGGACAATCCTCTGGTGCGAGTGCTAGTGTTACGGCGGTCACAGATGGAAGTGTAAACATAACGAATAACTTTGTTTTTGACACTGGCCAGAGAGATAATTTTTATGATATCGCAAGGATCACCAGAAAACAAGGTGTGTCAGCTCCCACTGGCAGACTGATGATTGTCTATGATTATTTTGAGCATGAAAGTGGTGATGTATTCACTGTAGATTCTTACAGTGATGTTGCTGATCAAATGACATTTGAAGATATCCCCATTTATAGTGCGACAAAGGTTGACCCAGACGCACCACAGCCAACGGGTGAGTTCCCTCTCACAGATTGTTATGACTTTAGACCTAGAGTAGAGGATATTGCTGGAACATCGGCAACGCTTGGAACCACAGATGAGGTCACTGGACACTCGTTTGATTTCTTCTCAAGACAGTATGATGGAACAGGTGCTTCAATCTCAAATGTGCCAAAGCCAGATTCTTTTGTTCAAAGTGACTTTGAGTTCTTTTTACCTAAATTTGTCACAGTTGAGTTAACACCAAATGCCAGATTAATAGTTAAAGAAGGTGTTGGCGCAGAGTTTCCTGTCCCACCACAAGCTAGTGACCAAAATATGCTCTTAGCAACTTTATTCTTGCCTGCATTTACGTTTTCTCCAAAAGATGTTGAAATTGAAAGACAGAGACATCAAAGATTTACCATGAAGGACATTGGTAAAATCGAAAGAAGATTGCAACATGTTGAATATTATACCTCTCTTAATTTATTAGAACGATCTGCTAAAGACCTAGAGGTCACTGATGCTGCTGGATTAAATCGTTTTAAGTCAGGATTTGTCGTAGATAATTTTGCTGGTCATAGGACTGGCGATGTTGCAAATATTGATTATAAATGTTCTATTGACCCAGAAAATAATGAGTTAAGACCAAAACATAAAATGCAAAATATTGGATTGTCAGAACAAAATACAACAGACACGCAAAGGGCATCATCTCATTATCAAAAAACTGGTGATATTGTTACCTTACCTTATACCGAAGAGGTATTAACTGAACAGTTAGTTGCAACAAGAGTTGAAAGAATTACTCCTCTTCTACTTTCATCCTGGCAAGGAACTATTGAGCTTGATCCTTTTGGCGATGATTGGTTTGAAACTGAAGTACGGCCAACAATTGTAATAAGTGTTGCACATGATTTTGATTTTGCGGCTGCAATACCAGATAATGTTTTAGGTTCAATGTGGAACTCTTGGCAATCCCAGTGGTCTGGAGTTGTAGAGACTAATCAAGTTCCGTCTTCTACATTAGATCAAGGGAACCAAAATAGATTTTCTCGTTCCATTGAAGTTGCTAGAAATCAAGGTGAAGCACCAACTACTCTTGGAATTGCTAATATGGAGAGAGTTAGCAACGGTGTGAGGGTAATTACCAGAGGTGTTCGACCTTTCATTAGGGCACAACAGATTAAGTTTACTGGCGATGGATTTAGACCTAATACAAGATTGTATACATTCTTTGATAAAACAGATGCGAGCAATTTTGTCACAATGACAAGTGAGTTTACAAGTGAAGCTGCCGGTGAAGGACAAACCACTGCACCGCCAGGAAGTTCACTTATCACAACTGCCGCTGGTCACGTTGAGGGTTTCTTAGATATTCCTGACCCAACCATTGCAGGCAATCCACAATTCTCAACTGGTGAGGTTGAGTTTAGATTAACTTCTAGTCCAACGGACGTTAGAACAACTGACCCAGATACATTTGGTAACGCATATTTTCAGGCTAAAGGTTTATTTGAACAACAACAGGACATTGAACTAAGGTTGCGCCCACCGCCACCGCCGCCACCGCAAAACAGAAGAGCACCGAGGCAACCGGCATCCTCCTTTGAACCGCAAGCTGATGGTGGAGGTGATGGTGGTGATGATGGTGATCCGTTAGCGATGACGTTTACCGTTACTCCAACAGAGGGCGCAGCGGGCGAGTCAGGACTAGATGATGTTTCTGGTGGCTGTTTCTTAACATCAGTTGACATTTTCTTCTCAGCAAAAGATGAGAATATTCCTGTGGTTTTGGAAATTAGAAGCACTACTAATGGATATCCAAGAAAACAGGTGTTACCTTTTGGTAGAGTGGTTAAGCAAGCCGCTGATATTATCCCTGATATCACGGCAGAAACTCCAACCACATTTACATTCCCAGCCCCTGTGTATGTAAAGGCAAATGGAGAATATGCGATTGCATTATTAACAAACTCACCAGAACATAAAGTTTGGATATCACTTTTGGGCGAAACACCTGTGGGTGGTGGTCCAACCCTTTCAACACAGCCACATAAAGGTTCTTTGTTTAAATCTCATAATAATAGTGCTTGGGCGATATCGCCTCAAGAGGATATGAAATTTAGATTAAAAAGAGCGGTTTTTGATGACAGTAAATCTGGAACTCTTACGTTAGAAAATAACACCCTGCCAAGTAAGAGGTTGAAACTTAATCCTTTGACATTCACTCATGGTGACACTGCGTTGAAGATCACACATAAAGACCATGGCATGTACGATACATCAAACAATGTCACAATTACTGGAGCGACCTCTGGATTATCAACAACTTTGAGTGCTGCAATAACATCAACTGCAACGAGTTTGACATTAACGAGTGGAACAAACTTTAATAATACCACTGGTAAATTTGCTGCAACAACAGATTCCACACCTCGTTATTACATTAAGATTGATGATGAGATTATGTATTATGAAGCAATATCTACAACTTCTGTGTCTAGTTTGGTTAGGGCACAGGAAGGAACAACGGCCGCTGCGCACGCTGCCGGAGCAACAGTGGAGTTCTTTCAATTACATAAAGTTCCGTTATCACAAGTGAACAAAACACATACATCAATTGGTAACATAGATTTAGACTCATACACCATAACTCTCACAAGCAGTCCAGCATTTGATGGTGGTTCTGGGGCCAGTGCGGAGAACGGTGGTGCAAACGTCACGGCAACAGAGAACCATATTATCAATACTGGATTCACACAGATAAGCACGTTAGAGGTAGAGGGCACACAAATTACTGGCACGATTAGACCAACAACCGCTACTAGTGTATCTGGTGTTGAAACTTCATTTAATAAAACTAGTGCCGCAAATGCGATTGGCATTGCGCTAAATGATAATACTGAATTTGATGATTGTTTCATGGTTGCATCAGAGATAAATGAAACTAATGAGATGGGTGGCACCAAGTCATACACAACTGATTTAACTTTGACGACTGATAAACCTAATTTATCACCTGTTGTTGATTTGAAGAGAACGTCTTGGGTGTCAGTTGCTAATAGAATCAATAATATTGACTCAGCGTCTGATCTTGCATCGAATTTAACATTTGTGGCATCGACAGAGCCAGAGGGTGATAATAACGCTGCGATTTATATAACAAAGAAAGTTATATTAGAAAATCCAGCGTCTGCGATTAAGGTTCTTTTGACTGCTCATAGACCACCAACGTCTGACATAAAAGTTCTATTTAAAACATTGGGCGCTCAAGACTCAGTTGATTTTGACGATTTAGATTATGAGTTCTTCAACACCGATGGTAGTCCTGACTCATTTGTAAATCCGTCTTTGGATAGAGATGACTTTCAAGAGTATGTGTTCAGTGCTGGTGTTACCGATGACGGTATCGGTGATCCACTAGATGAGTTTATTTCTTTCTCAATCAAGATTGTGATGCAAGGGACAAATATGTCTCAACCACCAAGAATTAAAGACTTGCGAGCAATCGCATTGGCAACATAATGAGTGATAATTATAAAAAGGTTGAAGGTGAGGCAGATTTGGTAAGAGATATGAACTCTACTGCTATAATCAATCGTAATAAGTCTGCCTATGAAATGGCTAAAAAAAGATCAGAACAAGCAAAAAAGAAACTTATGGAAGAAGAAGAACAAAGGGACGCAATCAGAAACGCAACGAGAGAGATAAATACTTTGAAATGTGAGATGCATGAAATAAAGTCTCTGTTACAACAACTGGTAGATAAGTAATGGCAATACCATCATCAAAAGCTACATTTAAAAGTTACTGCTTAAGAGCTCTCGGTTTTGGAGTCATAGACATCAACGTGTCTGATGATCAGGCAGACGATAGAATAGATGAAGCGTTACAATATTTCTCACAATATCATTACGATGGTATTGAAAGGATGTATTTAAAACATTTGATAACAACTGCCGATGTGACCAGAGGCAGAGAAAATGCTACAACGTCCGTGACCGATAAACTGGATAGTGGAGTGACAGCTGATTGGTTAGAAGGCAAAAACTATATCCCTGTTCCCGATACTGTAGTCTCTGTTGTGCAAGTTTTTCCTTTTAGTGATACCTCAAGTCGGTCAAACTTATTTGATATTCGATATCAGTTAAGACTAAATGATTTGTATGACTTCTCTTCGCAATCAGTGATACACTATGAACTAACAATGAAACATCTAGATTTCCTAGAGCATATTTTGGTAGGTGAAACACCGATTAGATTTAATCAACACCAAAACCGTTTGTACATAGATGCTGATTTTGAAAATGATTTTGTCGCTGACCAAGACTATATAATCATAGAGTGTTATAGAAAACTTGACCCTGACTCATACACAGACATATATGATGATATCTATTTAAAAAGGTATGCAACTGCGTTAATTAAAAGACAGTGGGGTGCAAATCTTAGTAAGTTCAATGGTATTACGATGTTAGGTGGCGTGACCATGAACGGTGCCGATATCTATTCACAAGCACAAGAAGAGATACAAAGACTAGAGGAACAAATACAGTTAGCTTATGAATTGCCAGTAAATTATATGATAGGATAAATTATGGCAGTCAACTCAATTTTTCACACTAGTAACGCTGCAGCATTAGCAACTGAGCAAAATCTATATAGAGACTTAGTGATTGAGTCTATTCAGATATACGGACATGATGTTCACTATCTAGATAGAACTTTGGTTAATGAAGATACCATTATGGGAACAGACAGCCTTGCGAAGTTCACAACACAAGCAAAGATTGAAATGTATATGGAGGATAGTGATGGTGGATTTGCTGGTGAGAAAGAACTCATAAGTCAGTTTGGTCTACAAAATTTAAGTGAGGCTACATTTGTTGTTGCAAAGAATAGATTTCAAGACCTCACAAAACAAATTACTATTGAGTCGGGAACTGATACTCTTAGTGGTTCAATACTTTTAG